GTAAAACACTGCATCATGCATTGGGCAAAACAAGCTGAGCAAGAAATGAATCTCAAGCTGTTTGGTCGCAACAATAATCAGTTCTACGTTGAATTTAATTTAGATGGTTTGCTGCGCGGCGATTTCACATCGCGCATGGCGGGCTATGCACAAGGAATCCAGAACGCAATTATCACGCCCAACGAGGCGCGCCGCCAAGAAAACAGAGAAGACGATCCCCAAGGTGATGTGCTGTTAATTCAAGGCGCAACCGTTCCACTTGGCTCGCAACCCATATCACAACCTATCGCGCAGCCAGCGCCAAAGGAAGCACAAAATGACGCATGAAATCCGCTCCGGTTTGCCAGTAGAAATTCGCGCAGAAGGTGCCGCAATTAAAGTGAGCGGTTACGCCGCTGTGTTTAATGAGCGCACCGATATCGGTGGATATTTTTTAGAAGTCATTGAACCCGGTGCGTTTAAAGATGCAGTCGGTCGTGATGACGTTGTGTTTCTCGTTAACCACGAAGGTTTACCGCTCGCCCGCACGCGTTCCGGCACGCTCACACTCAAAGAAGATGAGCGCGGCCTGTATATGGAAACCGAACTTGATCCGCTTGATCCAGATGTAATGGCAATCGTGCCAAAAATGAAGCGTGGCGACCTGGACAAAATGAGTTTTGCATTCATTCCAGAAGTTCAAGAGTGGGATGAAAGCGGTGATATCCCAGTAAGAACATTAAAAAAACTCGGCCTGCGTGATGTATCAATCGTTACGCATCCCGCTTATGAGGGTACCGAAATCGGCCTGCGCAGTTTGCAAGATTTCCGCACCGCCAATGCCAATAAAATTCAGCATGCGAGTGCGGTAAATGCCACTCGCATGCGCATGAAATTAGCTCTAGCAGTTAATAACTAAGCGCGGTTCCCGCACTTGGTCGCCCTTCTTGTGCGTGGGCTGCACAGCAACGAGGATTTATCATGACTATTAAAGTTTTGCGGGAACGCATGGCAGTACTTGCTACCGAAGCCCGCGCAGAGCTGGACAAAATTACCGCCACAACCGAACCCGGTGTGGCCAAAGAAATTGAAGCGCGTTTTGATACCATCATGGGCGACCACGATAAAATCAAGGCGCAAGTTGAACGCGAATTGCGCTTAGCTGCTGCGCAAAAAGCTGGCGAAGCGGGTGATCCGCGCCGCCCAAATCAAAATGACGGTGAAGATCGCGGTGCTGCGCACGATACGCCAATCGCGCCCGAGTATCGCACCGTTTTTGCCAAAGCAATTTGTGGCCAAATGGAAACGCTCAGCACTGAAGAGCGCAGCGTTTTGCATAAAGGCATGGCAGAATTCCGTGCGCAAACTGGTGGTACTACCACGGCGGGTGGTTTCACTGTGCCAACAACGCTTGCTGATTTTATTGTGCGCTCCATGCTTGCGTGGGGGCCAATGTACGATGAGGATATTTGCACGGAAATCAAAACCGCTAGCGGCAATTCAATGAAAATCCCAACGGTGAATGACACAACGGTAACTGCTGAGGCTCATACCGAAGGAGCGGCGCTCACAGATGATGGCGGTAAAGACGTTACCTTCGGCCAAAAAGCTTTAGATGCATACGCATTCGATACCGAGTTCGTGCGTTGGTCATGGGAATTGGATATGGATTCAATTTTCTCCATGGAGCAATTGCTGGGTAGCTTGCTTGGCGAGCGCCTTGGTCGTATTGCTAACCTGCAGCTTACAACTGGTACTGGTTCGTCTGCGCCAAACGGAATTGTTACCGCATCTACTCTTGGTAAAACCGTTGCGGCAACTGCAGCTATTACTGCAGATGAAATCATTGATTTCGTGCACTCCGTAAACCCTGCTTATCGTCAATCGCCAAAAGCTCGCGTCATGTTTAATGACAGCACCTTGCTCGCATTGCGCAAATTAAAAGATGGCCAGGGTAATTACTTAATTACCGAAGCGCCAGACGGTTCAGGTCGTTTACGTGTAGGTTCAGTGAGCGTGCCGTACTCGATTAACCAGGCGATGGATAGTCTCGCGGCGGCTAAAAAAGTGATGGTGTTCGGTGATTTCAGTAAGTACTACGTGCGTAAAGTGGGTGCTCCAATTGTGGGTGTGTTGAAAGAACGCTTCTGGCCAGATATGGGTATAGCTGGCTTGATTCGTTTAGATGGCGAGCTTGGCGATACAGCAGCTGTTAAGCACTTGATTACTGCTGCCAGCTAATTTTTCTACATTATAACCGCTAGAAAAAGCGCTCTTCGGGGCGCTTTTTTTTGGAGCAAAAAAATGAAAGTAAAATTATTGTGTAGTCGTTCTGGCGTTGGTTTTTCGCAAAATACTGGCGAAGAAATAGACGTTGGCGATGCAGAGGGTTTGCGCATGATAGCAGCTGGGCAATGTGTGCCAGTCGGTATAGTCCTTGGTGAAGCCGCTCCCGCTGCTGCAGAGGAAAGTGAAGCCGCTCCCTCAGCTGTAGAAGAGGGTGAAGCTGCTCCCGCTGCTGTAGAAGAGGGTGAAGCTGCTCCCGCTGCTGTAGAAGAGGGTGAAGCTGCTCCCGCTGCTGTAGATGTGGAAGAAGCCAAGAATAAAACCGAAACCGAAACCGCTACAAAAAAAGTCTCCACTGAAAAAGCTGTAAAAAAATGAGTTATTACATACTCACAAAAGTAGCGGGTGTTGTTGAATTGCCTGTAAGCGTTGAAAGCTGCAAGTTAGATTTAAAAATTCAGCACAATGCAGACGATGAATTGCTTGAAGATTACATTGCCGCTGCTGCTGCGCTTGTGGGTGGTAAAAGCGGTATTGTTGGTAAGGCGTTAACCGCTGAATCATGGGATTTAAAACTCAGTTCTGCGAGTGGCTGCGTTGTACTGCCCTTATCGCCAGTGCAATCCATTGCCTCAATCAGCTATTTCGATGCTGAAAATACAGCGCAAACGCTGGATGTAGCCGATTTTTATTTGTATGGCGATGAAGACTCAGCGTTTATTGAGCCAAAAACCGGGGTTGTTTGGCCGGCTGTGTATGCCCGCCGCGATGCAATTACCATTCGGTTTGTTGCAGGCTTCGGTACCGCTGCAGAAATCCCCAAAAATATTACCCGTGCAATCCGTTTAATTGTCGCGCACTGGTATGAAAACCGCACCGCCGTACTGGTAGGCGTTACTGCGCAAGAATTACCAATGGCTGTAGAAAGTTTACTTGGCATAAGTCGCAAGGGGTGGTCGGCGTGACTTTTCAAACGGGTGAGCTAGATGAGCTTATAGATTTTATTCGCCCAGCAAAAGGCGACGACGGAATGGGTGGTAAAACGCAAACTGAGCCATACGTTGTCGCCTCCAAGGTATGGGCAAAGCGCCGGCCATTATCGGGCAAAGAATTCGCAAAGTATGACGCGGTAAATAATTCCGCTATGTGTGCATTTGTTATTCGGTATCGCAATGATTTATTGCCAACCGATCAAATTTACTCAGACGGAATTTATTACAACATTCGTTTTATTCCTCCGGTGAGTAACCGCTCAATGTATTTGGTCATTGAAGCTGAAAGTGGGGTTGCGTTGTGAGTACAGTGCGCATTGAGGGTATTGATCAAATTCAAGCGCTGCTCAATGAGCGCGCCCCGCGTGCAGCCCGCAATTTAATGCGCGCTACGGTGCAAGCAGTTGCACAAAATATTGCGAAAGATGCAAAAAATAGCGCTCCAACATTATCCGGCAACCTGCGCAAAGCCATAAAAGCCAAGCGTAAAAAGTCGCCGCCCAATATGCCAACAAGTCAAGTGATTGTGGGTGAGGGCAAAGGCGAAAAACCAGATGCGTTTTATTGGAAGTTTGTTGAATACGGCACCCGCTTTGCTGCTGCCAAGCCCTTTATTCAGCCCGCAAAAGAGCGTGCAAAAGCCAATATGAGGACCATGTTGGTAGAAGAATTCGGTAAAAAACTTGAAAAACAATTAGCGCGTGAAGCGCGGGGCACGCGATGAGCTTTGAATTAGTTATTCAAAAAGCAATCTATGAAAAGCTTGTTGCAAGTGCTGATTTAATTGAAAAGCAAATCCCCGTTTATGACGATGTTCCTCAGCCCGCTGATTCCGGCGATCTATCCAATTTCCCCTATGTTGTAGTGGGTGATGATTCCGTAAAAGCGTGGGATACAGACACAGAAAATGGGGCAGATGCAGTAATCACTATTCATACGTGGTCACGCTACCTAGGTAAAAAAGAAATTAAAGAATTGCAGGGTTATGTTTACAACGCTCTCCACAATGCAGACTTGTTAATACCTGATTATGTGAGTGTTGTTTGTGCGTTTCAAAGTTCAGATTCATTTGTAGATGCCGATGGCAAAACACGCCACGGTGTTCAAACGTTTAGTATGTTAATTGAAAAACTCTAGGGGGTTGTATGGCAGCTAGTAAAGGTAAAAACCTTTTAATTAAAAAAGGCGCGGTGGTTATTTGCGCCGG